GAGCGTATTCAACATCTGACCAAAACAAACGAATGCTTGTCTCAGATGCAGGGTAGTCAACGACTACGTTATCTTTAATTACAGCTTCCATAATAAAAATTAACTTATAAAGAGTATTGATCTATACCATTACCACTACCCCCGCCAACATACAGGTGGCTGCCGTCAGGGGAGATATACATAGACCACGGAGTGGTTTCTTGCGCAGTTACAGTAAGACTATCGTCAATTGTTGGACCTACCATTGAAACGTCGTAAGCGGTAGTAGCATTCCATTGATAAATCTTGTTGTATACGTTACCCACAATGTAAAAACGTTTACCGTCTGGTTTCATGAACATCCCCAGGCCAGCGCTTTCGTTGATAGGTGAAGCAAAAATACTAGAGCCAGCGCTAGATGTGGTCGAGCCTAATGTTGAAATGTCCCAAGCGGTTGAAAGATCAATGCGTTTTATAGTATATGAACCCATGCCCTGAACAAACACCATTGTTCCATCGGGGCTGAAGCTAATTCCCCGAAGGTTGCTTTCAAATGTACTAACGCTTGCCACTCTTGTCCATGAAACTGTACTCAAATCCCATCCTGTAGACAAGGTGTATTGGTTAATAGAACTGTTCGAAAGGTCTGCAACGTAAAGTCCGGTCCCGTCAGGCTTAAAAAATATGCCAGCGGGATTGGGATTGAAGGTTGAATTTGTGTAAAATCGATAATCACGGGCTCCATGGGAGCTGATGTCCCAAGCCGTTGGCAAAGTTGTTTCTATTAGCTGTCTAGATTGATTGACAGTGTAAACTTTTGTGCCGTCAGGCTTAAAAAATATTCCGCGAACATCTCCGCCTGCGTTGACGGTGTCAAACCGAACAAAACTTGCGGTACTAACGTCAGACCAAGAGGCAACGCTACTACTTGTTGAAATATTAGACCCAACCAAAGAAAGTAGAATGCTCATGACAAACCAACACCTGTTACATAAGCACCAGCATCTGCATAGTACATAATAGTTGCAATACCATGTTGAGCTAAAGTAAATGGGCCTGTTGATCCGTCTCCAGCTTTGTATATAGTAACGCCTGTTCCTGCTTGAATAGTAACACCCGCTAATCCGGTATTTACAATAGTTACAATACCTTCCTCTGTATTATTATTGTCCACATTAATGGTAATAGTTCCTACCGGAATACCACATTGAATAACATGGCCTAAATAAGTTGACGCATTTACAGTAGAAGCTGTGTTAATAAAATGCTCTTTAATAAATTTGGTTACGGTAGAATTATTGAAAGTAGTTTCACCATTAAAAGTAGAAGCATTAGTGAAAGCAGTATCACCATCAACAGTATTAGTACCGTCAGTTTTTAAGGTAATCTTATTACCAGCTGTATTGGGAGTACCTTGGCTGTCAACTTGCTGGATTACACCATCAACGCTAGTACCACCAATATTTACGTTATTTACTCTAAGATTACTCATAATGGCCTCACAAATTCAATGAACAAAGACTGATTTGCAAATATATCTCCTAAATAGTTAGCTCTCGGAGCTACTGCTGTTGTAGTGTTGTTTGCATCAGTACCTTTGTCCCACGCAAATGATGTTTTAATAGCGTCACCCGCTGCACATTTAATAATTTCAGTGTGAGCACAATTAATATGATTTGGATCCCCATCGCGCCTACTAAATCTATTGATATAAATGTTATTAGACCAAGACGTTTTATTTGCTGCGGGAGAACAAACAATAGTAGAAAGTATATGATGTGTTTTTGTGCTATCAACAAACGCTACAGTCGGGGGGGAAAAGCTCTGATGCACTCGATAAAAACCTGCTTGAGGAACTACATACCAGTAGTTAGTAGCATCCCAAGCAGAATGTGTATCTGTCTCAAAATTAGTGAAATTGGCTTTTACCCATTCAATAGGACGGGATAGGCCCGAACCTACATAATCTGAGGTCGTCGGAGTGTTGTATTGGTTTAGTCTCAATAAAGGTACAGCCGTGCTATTTGGTACTGTTTCCCAATCAAGTTCACCTGAAGTATTACCTGCAACTAAAGCTTGACCAGCACTAGAGTTACCACTTGGAAATTTAATTGTTACGTCAGTTGACGTGCTAGCAGCAGAAAGGGAGACTGAGCCTCCCCCGCTGCTTGATAATTTAACAGAAGACATAATAATTTAATTAAACAATAGTCCAGGTAGAACCCGGAGGAATAGTAACATTAGCACTTACAGTAATTGGTCCAGCAGACATAGCGTTTTTACCTGTAGTAATGGGGTAGTCAGTAGTCACTTCTTGATCGTTTTCAATAAACACTTGATCACCACCACCACCTTTAAGTGCAACTGCAGTAGGTGTTTGCCAATACAAAATACCATTACCGTCCGTAGACAGTGTTTGAGTAGTAGTTCCATCTGCAGCTGGTAATGTCCAAGTAACATCTGCTGTAATAGCATTAGGTGCCTTGAATCCTATCCAATTAGGTACACCTTGTGAACCATTGGCAGTTAATTCACTAAATTTAAGGGTGCTTACTGTAGTAGAATTAGTTTCATTAAGTTGAATATCACCAGTAAACGTACCACCAGTAGTACGTACAACAGTGCTGTCAACTTGAAGTTCAGTATTACTAATTTCTAAACCACCATTAGCAGCTAAATCAACGCTAAACTCAGTGTTAGTTAGATTAAGGCCATCACCGGCAGTGTAAGTGGTATCGGTGTCTGTAGCAGCGATTGAAATTGCGCCAGCAGTATTGGTAATGGTGACGTTGTTGCCAGCGGTTAAAGTATTAACTGTATAATCAATACCGTTACCAATTAAAAGTTGACCGTTGGTTGGAACAGAAGACCGGCCAGTGCCACCGTCGCCAACTCCAAGTGTTCCAGTGATCGAAGAAGCACCAAGATCAACAGCGATCTCCTCACCAAGACCTTCAAAAACAAGGCCGCCGTTTGCTTTTATATCAGCTCTAAACTCAGTTCCATTCAGCAGATCCATACCCTTACCAGCGGTGTAAGTGGTGTTGGTGTCTGTCGAGGCAATTGTGATCGAGCCACTACCTTCGGTAATGGTGATGTTGCTACCAGCCGTCAGCGTGGCAAGCGTGTAGCCACTGCCATTGCCGATTGCAAGTTGGCCGTTGCTTGGAGCAGCAGTAAGGCCGGTGCCGCCGTAGGCATAACCGATTGCCGTGCCGTTCCAAACACCAGTGGCGATGGTGCCGACGGAAGTCAGGCTGGAAGCAGTAACACCAGAACCAAGAGTGCTACCGCTGAGAACGCTCGTTCCAGCAATCTTAAATTCTTTGCCAGACGCAAGATCAATGTGTTCGCTGCTGGTCCAACTGTCGGTGCTGTTGACCCAGTTAAAGGTCTTATCGGTTGCACCTTTTAGAGTGATGCCGCCACCGTCAGCGGTTGTGTCTGTCGGAGTAGCAACAGAACCAAGCTCGATGTTTTTGTCATCCACCGTCACCGTGGTCGAGTTCACGGTCGTGGTCGTACCATTGACGACCAAATCGCCGCCAACAGTGACGTTGCCTGTCGTCTCAAATGTGGCAATCGTTGCGCCACTAAAATCCAGCGTGCCTGTATAGGTCTTGTTGCCGGAAATAGTCTGGTTGCCGGTCAGCGTTGCATATGCTCCAGAGCCTGCAATCGCAATAACACTGCTGGCTGCGCCTCCGCCTGCATCGCCAAAGCCGTAGTACAGGATATTATCGACTTCTGAGTACGCCGGTTCTGACGGCGCAAGGCTGCTTGGAGCGCCAGACGCACCACCAGATGCACGTTTCTTCAGGCGAATGGTGTTAGCCATGGCTTAGAAATTGCCTCCAAGGACAATGGTCGAAATGGTCCAGGTGTCGTCAGCCTTGTACGTGCCAGCAGTGCTGTCGTAGTAGACGACGCTTTTGTCTACTTTAGCGGTGTCGGTTAATGAAAATCCAGAACCAGCATCGCCTTTTGGACCCTGCGGTCCAGTAGTTGTTGCAGTAACTGTTGTCGTTACAGGTGTTTTGACAACGGTTGTCTTGCCTTCCGTCGTGACGGTGACCGTGTTTTCAGTCTTGGTGACGTTGACTGTCGTCATGGCGCTGTATACCCCTGGCTGACATAGATCACGCCTTCAAGGTAATACTCGCGGTTACCCGAACCGTCTTCAAGTAAAACGTCGTACCGCAGCTCGTCAGGCGTAAACGTTGCGGTCTGCGTGTCGGTCAAACTAATCGTAATCTGACCGTTGCTTCTGTCCGTGTAAGCAATAGCAAAGTCGGCGTACTTGGTGGTGCGACCTTCGTTCCAAGCCTGGGCGTAGGCTGTGTAGCCCGTTAAGTCAATTACTGCATCACTGCTGTCCTTGAACTGCAGCAGCAGCGAATAGTCCGCCCGCCGCTGGAGCGTAAAGTTATACGTCCCAGGCTGGACAGACATAGCTGTTAGGTCGCGATCAAACCAAGTGTACGCAATGCAACTAGTGCTGACTCAAGTTTTGCCTCAAGCTCAGTGCAATATTCAAGCAACTCAGCATTAGTTGGTGACGCAGCATCTGCGATCGTCATCGTTCCATCAGCGGTAGGCAAAGTGCCTGTTGTTGCTGTTGTTGTGATATTGGCAATGGCTGAAGGCTGAGCCGCTGCAGTTGTGCCGAAAAAGCCAATCGTGCCACCGTTGATCTCAAACTGAGTTGTCAACGTGCCAGCGGTTACAACCTGCAGCCGTAAGCGCCCATCTTCGGTGGTGTCAGACGCATCAACAATGCTGCCTTCAATTGCCGCAAAGTCAAGCGCATCAGGCGTAGCGTTATCGTTTTTGCCGCGGAAAAATACGCTCCCAAGCACGTCATTGTCTTGACCGGCACCCGATGCACCACGACGGTGAAACAGCGTAATGTCGCCGCCGGAAGCTGGATCGTTAGCTGTGCATTCAGATTGAATTGCTGTGCCCGTAAGGTTGGTGGTTAGATGCAGCGGATAAGCCGGAGCAGTCTCACTAATACCGACGTTGCTACCTTTCAATCTGATGCGACTTGCAACCGTACCAGCATCAGATGACATTAAGTCAAGAATGCCAACCTCTACAGCGTCAGCCGGATCGCTGATTTGAGCAAGAATTTGCGCATAAGCGTGTGTGTTTCCGGCGTCGCTTTTGCCGCGAAATTCGATGTTGCCAAGATTGTCGCTTGTTGCAGGTGTTGCAGAATTGCGGTACAGCACCACGTCAGGTGCAGTGTCTAAACCTGCGTCGTTGTTTTCAATAATAACCTGATCAGTTGTGTCAGCGCTGAACAAATGAAGCTGTGCTGCAGCTGTGCCAGTGCCAAGCTGAAAGCCAGCAGTTGTAAATTTGCCAGTGAAGACTGAGTTATTGCTGAATGCAACCTCGTTGGCGGCAGTGCGGTAAATCCCCGACGTGCCAGCATCACTTGAAAAGCCAACAGCAGGTGCGCCAACAGTTCCGTCAGGCAAGCCGCGAAACAGTGTGCCGAGCGTGATCGACTTGTTTTTATCGACGTTCGCAGCTTCCGAAACATCAACAACAGGCAGCAGATCTCCTGATGCTGGAGAGGTAAGCGTATTGAGATCTGTGATTTTGCGATCAGCCATAATCAGCAAGCCATCAGGACACAGGGTACGCAGTAGCTGCCGTCGTCATAGGTGCAGCTTACGTTGGTGCTGGTGACCTTGGCAATAGTCTTGCTGCGGATAATGTCATCGTCTTGAGGCTTGGCAGTGCCATCACCAGCGGACATGAGCAGATCACCGCGCTCAACGGTTACACCAGCGGAAATGCGGATCACAAAGTCACCCGTGATTGCTAGGTAGAAATCGTTCACCCAGATATCGTCGTCATCGTCCCAGCTTTGGAACACACCAGCCACGTTTTTGTCACCTTCAACGTCGCTAATCTTGGTTTTGTTTAGTTGCTCATTATCCTGTGTGTCGCCAGATTTCGGGCAGCACCATTCGCACATTTCATTAAGATTTGACATAACAGTGCCACGCAGGATCTCAGGACGGTCGGTTTTGTCGTAAGGATCGACGCCAAGAATCTGCGACCAACGGCTTAAGTGAGCGCCGTTCAAGGTAACGGTATTTCCGGAAACGCTAATTGATCCTTCAAGCTGATTAGCCTGATAAAACTCGACGAGTCCGCCATCGTCTGTTGTTCTATTAACAGCGAAAGGTGGTGCGCCGCTTTGCGTGACCTCCAGCTGTCGGGTATTTAAAATTGTTGTATCGGAACCAATAAAAACTTCTCCTCCCCCAGTAATCACTAAACGTTTAGTAGACGCCGTATAAAACGACATTGAATCAGCATTGTGATAGTACTGAATAAGGCCAGCATATTCTGACGCACCACTCGCGCCATCGCTAAAAGCAAAATTGCCGTAATTGGTGCTGCCGCTGAATATGTGTACGGCTGAGGTATCTGTACCATCTCCCACGACTAGCGGCTTAGAGCTTCCAAGGTCTCCGCCAGAAAAATTGCTGGGGGCGGAATAATTGACGCCGACATTTCCACTGCCATCAACGAAAAAACGCTCAACACCATTCGTCGCCACTGCAAGCTGATCGGCGCCAGGGCGGAAAAATCCAGTGTCAGGATCCGATGTAAACGCAAGACCCGGCGCAGCAGCAGTGCCATCCTCCAGCAACTTGGTGCCGTCAAATTCCGCTACGACAATCCAATCATTATTTGCAGCATTCCGCAGTTTCAGCTGCTGTGCTACCGTGTCAGCCCACCATTGATACGCATATGTCGTGGCGGGTGCAGTCGCGTTGCTGTTGTTGGTGACGATTGCCGCCAACGCATTATTCAGGTCGGTTCTGACGGCAGCGCCAGAGGCGTTAGCAATGACGTAATTGTGAGTGGCCATGCTTAGGTCTGTTCAGTGCCGTAGCCAACCGCTTGATACTGGAAATTACGGGAGACCGCAGTGTTGCTGCTGTCGTAGAACGTAATTGTGAAGCCAGTCCTAGAGGTTGATGTCACTTCATAGTAGTCCCCTGAGGCAAGATTGGAAGCGGTAATGCCAAGACTTGGCTCTTGGTAAAAACCGTTCGCAAACGTAACGGCTTTTGCTGCAGCACCTGATGCGATGGTCTCACTGCTCTCCGTGCGTGATTCCAGCTGCATCGTGTAGCCAAGCTCATCGACAAGCGGCGTCTGGTCAGTGTGTGCGGCGGTTAGCTCAGCTTTGAATTGGAACTGCCTGCCGGTGTAGCGGCCAGACTCCATCGGCACCCATGCACCAAAATCAATGTCAGATTCCATTTCGATCTTGTTCGTTCCATCCTCCAACAGGAAAAACTCGCTGTTTTCAAGCAGCAGCGTTTCGTCTGTCGTCGCTTGCTTGCTGGTACGGAAGTAAAGGTCAGCGCTGGTATCGTCTGGGATATCGCCATCAAAATCTGACCAGCGATCAAACAACTCTGTGCGATCGTCAATCGTGTCTGCGGGATACAAACCACGAGTGGTTAGTTTGCGTGTAAACAGAACGCTAAACACACCGCCAAGATCAAGCACATTGTTAAAGAAATACTCACCAGCCGCTAACCGAGTGCCGATAAAGTCGAACGTACCAAGGGCATTAAGATCAACGACATCATCAAAGGTCGCGTCACCATCAAGCACCAAGCCGTCATAGTCCGCATCGTAAAAAACACCAACCTTGTCGCCTTGAAACGGCGGCGAGTCTTGATCTTCACGACGCACTTGGATGTTGAGCCGTGGAATTGGATTTGGGAGATCGATTACAGCGCTTGCGGCTTCAGGACTGCGCTGGCCGTTTTCGTCCTGAAACTTGATTAAGTATTCGCCTTCGATTAAAGGCAGCATTGCAAAATTTGTCTGCGCTTTAACCGTACGCAGCAACGTGCTGTTAGGCCACGTGCCTGTGCCATCAGTTTGTGGCGCGTGCCGGATAATCGCCAATAAGTTATTGACGTTCTCTCCAGTGGCCGAAATTTCCCAGCGTAAAATTGCCTGCTCACCTTCAATTGCCTGCAGCGTGACATCAATAGGAGTTAGCGGACTAACGACACCATTAGAATCGTCAGGATTAATGTCAGGCGCTGGCACCGTTGCAACGGCATAAGCCCACTCAGATTTACGGCTGACTGGAAGCGCACCAACGGATCGAATTTCAAATGTAATTAGCTTTCCAGTGTCTAATCCATCAATCTCAAAAACTGTGTCTGTCGTATCTGCAGTGACAAAGTTGCCATTGCCAATTTTGTAGCGAATTTCAAAGCCAACAGTCGCGCTATTTAAGCCACGACTCCAAGATGCAATCATCCGGTTAGCAATTGTCTGACCAATCGTGACTTGACGAAACTCAAGAGTCAGATTTATCGGGGCCCTCGGTGACTCATTGAATAGCGTGACATCATCAAACTCAAGATTTGATCCGGTGTCTGCTGTTGCGTAGATGCTGTCGTTATGTTGGACGCCTGTTATTGCATACTGCCCATCACCGTTATCAGCAACCGTTAGGCAGCGGAACTTCTGCAGTTCGGAGCTTGAAGATGCAATCGACCAAATTGATTGCGCTAACGGGGCAGAACTAAATGCAGACGAAACGTTAATAACGGCACCGCTTGGGTCTCCAGCAATTGACCTCGTTTCTATGGTTCCATCGGCCAGCGTGCAAGTCAGCGTGTGACCGCTTCCGTCAGGCAGTGAAATTGTTTGATCAGCGGTAATTGTGGCTGTTGTTGCACTGCTGACGCGACCAGCCAGGCGAACGCTTTGGCGCATCTCATCTGACACCGCAAACACCTGACCAGGTAAAACGACAGCGCCTTGCAGTCCGGTGACGAACGTGACGACTTCACCGTCAAGCTCTTCCGATGCCAACATCCACCGGCCAAGACGTTGCGCTTGAAACTTTGATGTCACGCCAAAGCCGATTATTTCTTTGACTTGATACCCATATTTTGAAATTAGCGCGGGATCTTCTACAACGACAAAATTTGACTTGTAGAAATTTTCCGGGTCGTTATAGCGAACACGAATACTTGTACTGCGTGTCTTTAGCGATGTGCCGGAATAGTTAAACGCACCATTAATAACATTGCTATTGCTGTAAAGATGAACGGGCGAGACATCAGAACCGTCTAAATTGCCATGATCTGCAGTTGCTTGAATCGTATTGGCTTTCCAATACAGCATCCCGCGAAATACACTGGCAAGGTCCTGCAGGACATTGAACGCTTCTGCTTGTGATCCGATGACGGTATTGCACGCAAAGCGAGCTTCTTGTGTGCCGTCAGGATTATCGACAAGCTGATTGGCGTACTGAGCAAGTGGATAAAGATCCACCCAGCTAACGTTTGCAGCTTGGACGAAATCACCCGCTCCATAGCGCGGATGCGTGAGCATGTCGTACCAGCAACAGACAGGACAAGTCGTCCATGCAGTTTTCAAACTGCCGTCAAAAGTGCCATAAAAGCTTAGGCTTCCATCACTGCGGACACTTGCGTTTGACGGAATTTTTACAATGCTGCCACGCAATTTATACGCACGAGTTGGCAGGCTACTGAACTGACGAGTTGACATAGACACGCCAGCAACCGCCGTGTATGGATACGGAGTCCGTACACTCTGAATCTCCGTTAAGCTCTGTAAAATAAGTTGATTGGCGCGTCCGTTTTGAAGAGACGTGTTTTCAGGAACGTCTTGAAAGTTGGCAAATTTGACCTCAAAATGATCTTCGCCTAGGTCGATTTTTTTTACAAGAACGTTCCAAGGGCCGGTGCCGGTTAAATCAATCTTTGGCGTTTGAAACTGGTAACCATTTAAGGCAATGCCAGTAATTGTGCGATCGTACTTTTCAACATAAGCAGTACCTTTTCCAATGTCTTGAACCGAAACAACAACGCGAATGCTGCCATTGAAGGGCTGGCCTTTTGCGAGCCCCTCCGCAGCAGTGCTAAACATTCTTGGAATAGAAAACAGCAGCTGAAATGAATCTGCGTCGCTGTCTGTAATTTGCCTAATAAGCTGTCCTGAACCGTAGTCACGAGCCGTGACCTCGTTGCTATCGTTTAACGTCTCCGAGTAGTTTTTACCAATTTCAGTGTTAACGCTGGTTACGGTGGAAGCTGACGCACCAGCCTGGGGCAAAAAGTTCTGCGTTTTTCCACCGATGCTAAAGTCATAAGAAACGTCCTCAGCAGGAAAGTTGCGCGAGCTGTCCGTTTGGATTGCCGTTTCGTCTAAAAAGACGCCTTTGTTGTTGCCGACAATGCCTTCGATCGGGCCTTCGCACAGCAGGTCAACAATCTTGATGACAGAGGTAGAGTTAAGCGCCATTTATCAGGTGGTAATAGGAGCACTGTTATAACTTGAGTTCCTAAAGAGATTGTAACCGTTTTGCCTGACTTTTAATCTGCAGCTTGCGTCGCAACGGAAGTCAATGATAGTGATGCTTGTATAGATATCGCCTGCGTCATCTATGTCTGGATATTGAATGTACTGCATCCAGCGATAAGCTTGCCCCTTTTTCAGCAGCCCTTGTACCGTTACCCGAAATCTACCGATTTCAGGATCTGGACCACTTATTTGAACCTTAAGCGAAACCTCAAAAGTGATAAAACCATCCACAAGTGTAGTGCCAGGGCCGCTTACAAAGTCAAATAGACCATCGGTCAACTCAAAGAAAATCATGTAATTTTTTCGCTTGTCATTGCTTTTGTGCTCAACATCTGCGAGCTGTTTCTTTTTGCCTTCAGACAGAACTATTGTTGCGTTTCTGCCGCTAAGTGGTATGATTTCGCTATCAGTCCAGCGCCTAAATCTAAAGCCAGAAGCGTAAGTTAAACCACTGATTGTTTCACCGCCAACTGTGACAGTATCCGGTCCAGGCTCTTTGATTGCTGTTTTAAGTGGATCTGAATCGTCTGCAACTTCAATCTTTGCAGAAAGCAAATGGCTGCCTGCAATCACTTCGCCGTAGACGACAGGAATCGTTGCACCAACGCCGACGGTATTTGCAGCGCTTGTAAACATGTACGACTGACGACCGTCAGAACCACGAACAACAGACTGCGGGCCATCCGTTGAGCCAGACTCGCCACTGCCTCGTAAGCGACCACCACTAAGACTTGGAACAATAGGCTGCGGTGACAACATTTGAGCAACACCGCCAAGAATTAAACTTGTACCGATAGCCCCAAGGGCAACAGAAGCTGCACTACCTAAAACAAAAGTTCCTGCAGTCAAGGTTCCAGCAGTGCCGACTGTCCCCAAAAGGCCAGCACCTAGACCGAGAAAACCAGCGCCAGCGCCTGCCGTCAAAATTGCAAATGCCACCAGGCCAACACCAACCAAAATTGTGCCGGTGCCGTCACCACTACCTGCGATCACAGGCGTCAAGATCAAGTCATTGCTGCCAAGCGGCAACTGAAGATCGTCATAACCAAGATCCGTTCCAGCTTGGATCAGGCGGTAGCCAACGCCATGTTCATGGGCATGGACTAGCTCTTCTTGCAGCTTTGGCTTGTTGATGCACAGCAGCTTGATTGCGTCTGCAGGCGTCCGCAGGTCGTAGTAGGTGTGCTCGGTGCCGTACCGTTCACCCAGATCACCCAACAGTCGGACGACCTGCTGCATAGCGAAACACTGCTGCAATCCTTTCAATATAGTACCGCCGCAGCGGTTCGATTGCACTTAGAGAGTTTTGTCGCTGGTGCAAAATCCGTTCATCAGAAAGCAAGATCGCTGCGTGCATCGGCGTTCTTGTGCCAAGCTTCATGATTAAAATGTCACCGGGCGATCTGCGCTCCAGTGCAATTTGCTTAAAGCCGATCGCTTCTGCGTTTTGCAGGAAAATACTGTCGCAGATTTCTAACTCTTCAGGCCGTGCAAACTCAGGCAGCTCGATGCCCTGCAGCTTGTACCATTCACGTACCAGCGAAAAACAATCGTTGACGCCATATTCCCATTGACGACCTAGCAAGGATTGATAGTTAACCATCGTTGATCTGGCATGGAATAAATGTGCCAAGGTAGTTTGGTCTGCTGGCACGCTGAACGATCTGCTGGACTAGCCGTTCCACCCATAGGATGCGAATGCACAATGGCTTCGATTTCCCCGGTTAATGCAGCGCGTGCATAATCGACAGGATTTATAACAAAGTCCTGCTCAGGATGATCAGCGATATTACGGCAAGGTATGTAATGACCTGCCACCACAACGCCACACGCTTCCCGTGGTAATTCTGTTGTGGCATGAGCCTCTGCCTCACATCTGAAGTCGGGCACCTGGAAAGCCTCCAAACGGTAGTTTGCCTGTCGGGAATCGTTTAGTGCAACTGGTATAACGCTTAGCGCATTGATCGTTTGCCGCGGTTGTTGCCGTGTCGTTAAGGTCAAAATACGCTGCGCCCGTGTAACCACATTCAGCGCCACGATACTTCCACGGGCAATGCTCCAACACCTGCCGCCTTGGCAGCGCAAGATTTGTAAGGTCTAGTTTGCTGGTCAGCTCAAACTCAACTAGTTGCGGGTTTTCATTGGCAACCCGATCGATGTACCAAATTTCATCTTCAAATTTTGCTGTGGGATCTGCAGTTGCGTTACCACTTGAAAAGTTGACAGCATCTAGAAATTTCTTGCAGGTTCTGATGCGCGTGACTTTGGCCTGCAGTGGGCTATAAAGCACAAGCAATGCAGAAATCGCATTATTTGCGTTAGCGATCCGCATTGATGGACGAGGTAGCGTGCCTTTTGATGTCACCTCAAAACCATCAACCTCAATCGGATAGGCGCTATAAGTTTTGCCTGCAAAGATGATGTTTGCAATTAGCTCATTCGTCCCAGCGTGATAATAATAGGTTTGATTAATGCCGTTAACAGCTTCAGTCAACTCAAGTTCAAATAGCTCGATGATTGCTGACGGCTCAAGCGATTGGAGCTGTTCCTGAATACTTTGCGGCGTGCTCATGCTTCAAACACCTGAACAAAAGTTGCGGTAATAATGGCACGATTCAGATACGGAATTGATTTTTCCCATTCCGAACAAATCCACTTGTACTCTGTCGTGTCATCCAATGGAGTCCATCCAAACTTTTCTTGGCCGCCGCGAGCATCTAAAAAGGTTTCAATGGTGTCCGCATCAGTCTCGGACACGCTCCAGGTCAGATTCCAAACCTTTGGATTTTGATTTAAGCCGAAGGTGGTGCGTTGGCTATAGCCACTGCCGAACTGCGCGATCCGCACATTAGGCTGGCTGCGTTTTGACGCGCCGTAAGTTGGCGTGATCGACGGGAAAGTAGCCATTAGCTTGCCAGTAGTCCTCCAGGTCGCTTCTGTTTGATCAGTTCAGCTTGAACGGCTGCACCGATTGCAGCGCCAAGTTGTTTGCCGCGTTGGCTGTCGCCTTGGGCTTGTGATCCAGAAGCATCAACGTTTACAGTTACGTTAGCGCCGCCCATCGCGTTGTTTGGAACGATGTTGCCTTGCGCTCCAGGGACGAACAGCTCTGGCCCGCGCTCGCCAACCAAATAGGAGCGACCGCTAGAGACCGAACCACCATTTGCCCTTCCAGCAAGGATACGGCCATCTGGTATTGGGAAGCCACCCAGAGCACCGGGACCAAACTGAGAGCCGCTTAGGTCCATGCCGCTGTAGTCAAAACTAGGTGTGCCGCCTAAGCCAAAGGCACGTGCTACGCCTAAAATGATGTACTGCGCGATCATTTGCTGCGCGGTGCGGAACAGCATGTCAGCAATGCTGCGCAGGAAATCGGCAAACACCTCTTCTGCAGTCTTCGTTCCATCGACAAAAGACATGATGCCAAAGGTCATCATGTTGGCCGCTGCATCAGCAGCCTGACCAAGCAGTGGATACTTTTCAACAAGTTTCTGTATCTGCTCTTCTTGGGTAAGCAAGAGCGAATTAGACATCTCAATAGAGCTGGCAAAACTAGGCATGTCGGCAATATTGCCTAAGTTGCCAAAAATGCCAGAGCCTTCCGCTGTAAAGAAAGCTCTTGCCGACGCTTCTGCTGCATCTGCCTTTGCAGGGTCACCTTTTTCACGCAATTCGTTAATACGACGCAAAACACCTTCTCGGTCTTGATCGATTTTTAACAGCTCAGCCTCTAGTTCTGTAGAGGCCTCCTGCAAAGCAAGCCTGTCTGTATAAGTAAGATTTATTTTATCTAGCGCTTTGTTTGCGCGATCAATAGCTTTTTGTTCTCGGTCTGCGGCTTTTTGTTCTCGTTGGTTTTGCCTGTCTGTTTTTGCCGTAAGCCTGTCTTTAGCTTTACTTTGCGCTTCAAGCGCTTTAGCCACGCTGTTGGCAAGGCTTTGGCGTTTATTCTCATGTTCTCGCTCATTCTCTGCAATTTTTTCACGCATTTGTGTTAAATTTATAGCATTGCTAGCGTAATCTGCGTAAATTTTTTGCTGCTCGTTTCCTTGCTGCAGCTGCAAAACACGTTCTTTTTCGCGTACAACTTGTTCGTTTGTCAAGTCGCTGTTTAATTTTAGAATGTTGTTTTCTGCGTGAAGTA